CCCATCGTTGCTGCTGGAAAATCTATTAAGAATAAATTCTCCGAGTTTCGTGCCGTGGCCCTACAACGCCTCACAGAACTCCGCAACAAAATAATGACCAATGTCATTGCAGAGAATCTCAGAAAGATCTTAGGACAGATTTTTGACGCCCTTACATACTTTGTAAAGGTATGTTATGACTACCTTGTCGTCTTGAATCCAGCTTTGATTTACAGACTGTGGGACTCCCGTTCCAGTCCAGCCAAGTTTGCTCTATACGCTGCTGAAGCGTTTTACAATCTTGTAGAGTACGAATCCAATTCCCGTACTAAAATGTATCTGGCCCTTGAAATGTTTGGCCCCAAGAAGTTTATGCTCACGTACAGTGATCATGACTTTGGAGTCCTAACTTCTGCTATGAGTCACCACATGTCAAAGAAGAAGTATTCCAAACTTTCTCCTCCCCAACTGCACGATCTGATAGTTAAGACTGTCCAGAAATTAGGAGTGTCCGGAATAGCCGAACACGTCCAAGAAGGTCTTAAAAACTTTGCTCCCAAGCCAAAGGCTTCTAAAACCTTTTCTAAGGTTAACACAAATCCTTTTGAGGATGATGCGAAGTGTTCAGTTGACCCTGATACTGAAGAAGAAGAACCCAAAGAGATTACACCTCGTAAGAAGAATCGACTCGGTGCAGCCATAAAACGCTTGTTTACCACAGAAGAATCTTCTGACGACTCAGTGTTGGCTTCCGTTTTGTCCCTTCTGTCGACATTTCCCCGTTCCTTCGGAAAAGGATTGGTTTTTCTTAATGAGATATTTAAGAAGAATATGCCTTTGTTGATGGGAATTAGAGTTTTAGGAGATCTTCAAAAGCTCGGCTCCCGCATAGTCGATAGCATCATGACTACCCTCTTTGGAGAGTGTGCCAGTACGAAGGAATGGATTGAGTTGCAGATAGCCACCGAAGGCAATCCCATTCATCAGCTCATGTCTACATACATGGTATACTTGAACACCGTGTCTACCGGTAAAGAACATCAAAACGAATGTTCGTTGTCAGACATGCGAGGAAGATTTTATTCTGAACTCGCAGCCGCCGATACGCATGTCCATTCTCACAAAAGAATGGGAGTTCAATGGATTTCTTTTAAGAAAGCTTTGACTTCCACTTTTGACATTCCCCCGAACCCTACTGACAGAAAGTTTGAGCCCGTTTGTCTCGCCTTGTCCGGAGCTTCCGCCGTTGGCAAGTCGACCATTTGGCCAGTTCTTTTGTCTCGTGATTTCCTCTCACCGGACGAAAAAGAACCATTGAAAGCTATACAAAAGCTTACTCATACGTGGAATCCCGCCACCGAATATCAGCCGGGAATGTCGTCGAGGAAAATCATCCACTTCGACGATTTCATGCAAAACATAGATGAGGTTAATGAAGCATTGAATTTAATTTCTTTGTGTACTAACGCTCCATATCCTATTAATTCCGCCAATATAACTGGTCCGGAAATAAAAGGAATGTTTGCAGAACCTGACGCTGTGGTGGTTTGTACCAACACCACCGCTGCGAGGGCTGCTGCCCATCTTGCTGATCCACAAGCTTTGGCTCGGCGCTATGACATAGAATTTAGAGTAGAGAAGAGATTCGATCCGAAAAATCCAGAAGATCACATAATGACCGTCGTTTCGTGTCCAATGTACAGCTCTCTGGTTAACAAGACAGTTTCTTTGGAAACTGCTCGTATCGTTTTCTCTACAGTATATCGCGCCAAGCGCAGCCGTTTCACCGCTGCCCGGACTATGGTTTCCGATTTGATGAACCACCACATTGACTTTACCATGGACTTTGGTGAAAAACAATTCACCAGTGTTAGAGAAGCGTGGAAAGAAGACGGCGACTTTCTTGCCGACATGAACGCTTTTGTCGCTGCTCCTGCCCAGGAGACTCCTACTCTAGTTACTGCGCCCCAAGGTTCGATGGTACCTTTTGAGATTTCCGCCTGTATGATGTCCACTCTTCTTACAGGCGCAAGTGTTGGAGTTACGGTCGCTTCGGCTTACGCTTTTTCTGCTTTTATGATAAATTTGGGCAGAGCGTGGCATGGAACTTTCATGACTCCGGCTGGTCCCGGATCAATTCTCGCGTACTTGAAAGGAATTTTCAAGAACTTCGTATCATGCGCCATTACATCGGTAGCAGCGGGCTTGTCTATGTTCGCCATATACAAGTACGTCACATACGGATCTGAGTCCGGAACTTCCCGCACAGCCAAACCGTCA